AGGACTCAACAGAATCAAGCAGCGGGCATAGAGAAGAGACTGATGGCAGTAGTACCGTTAGTACACCCAGCACTACTACCAGCTCCATTAACAAGGAGCGAGATGATAAGACGTATGTTGCCCCGCCACTTCGTAGCGGTGCGCAATCACCCAATACTGGATATTCCCGAGGAGTACCTAAGACCACTAAACGAGATGTCGTCAGAGTGGACAAAGGAACTACTAAGGGTAGCCACCCAGTTAAAGGTGCAGGACCCAACATTGCCGTGGGGCCATCATCTAACGGCGTCAAGCTTCAAGGACAGCACACCAATAATAAAGCTAGTGGAGACCTCCTTCACCTCAAGAGCAGCTGCAAGCACCCAGATCACCCTACCGGGCCCAAGTGCTTCAGAATCTCTGACCGAGTTCAACCTTGTGTCACAAGACAGCAAATTATTGACAACAGTCCCGACCAGCAGCTTGGCAAAGTCTTCGGTGCAAACTGGAGAAGATTTGTCAACCGACCCAACAATAAACGTCAAAACACTGGATGCCAGCGTAAAGGAGTTTCTAACTCTGCCGGAAAATCAGTGGCTGGTCCCAACCAACCCCATACCGTTCAAGGAGTGGGTAAGTCGGTTCAAGGACCACAGGCAAGAGGAGCTAACCCTCGCCCAGTCAGAAGTGACTGGAGAAGGAATTCTAAAGAAGGACAGTCTACTAAAAAGTTTTATAAAAGTAGAAACCTCAACAACCGCAACGGACCCAAGAAACATCAGTCCGAGAAGCGATAAATTCCTTTCAATCTTAGGCCCTTACGTGGCGGCGATTGAGAAACTAGCTAAGCAATGCCCATACCTTGTCAAGGGACTCACTCCACAAGAGAGAGGACCACTAATGGCAGAGTCTTGGAGGGGCGCGATTGTTGAAACTGACTTCAGTCGGTTTGACATGACCGTATCCCGCGACATGATCGTGCATGTCGAGCGTGCGTTGTTTAGGGCGGCCTTCCCTGAAGGTCTTCACCCTGAACTTGACTTGATTCTTCCGATGTTAGAAACCATGACTGGTTTCACTGACTTAGGAGTATCATATTCAGTGGACGGCACCAGAGCTTCTGGTGACGCACACACGTCCATTGCTAATGGTTTCTTAAATCGTTTCATCATCTGGTCATGCCTCCAAAAGCAAGACCCCAAGACATGGTCATCCTTTCACGAAGGTGACGATGGCTTCATCAACTGTGATGTTGATGCTGTCGATGATGTTGTTGCAAACTTAAACTTTGCTCAGTTCCTAGGATTTAAACTCAAAGTCGTAGTTCCCCCGATCCCAGAAGTTGCAAACTTCTGCGGGAGATCTATTTGTTCAGGTTGTCACAGAGAGTTTTGTGACTTACCAAGATCTTTTTCAAAGTTCCACATTAC